TGTGGGGCTCTGACCTTTCCCCTACCTACGTCGACATCACGTAAAATTTCTGCTAACAAATCGCTTTGCTACCGCAAACCGCTTCGCGGTCTTCTACGCTACCTCCCGCCTCGTTCCGTTGCGTGGAGTTTTTTCAAACCTAGTGTTTTCGACTGACAGCATTCAATCTACGTCAACCAGTGGCCCCAATTCTTTTGATGGGTTCCTCACAGTGGTGGTCGATCAACGTGTACGTGTGTCCTTTTCAGGGGTACCTTTTACACAGCGGTATTTCTAAACTGGCCCGCCAACCTTATGTGCTGTTATATTGCCTTTAGATTTTGAAGTGCTTCTTTAAGAATTTTTGAACTGCCAACTCTTACATTAATAATTCCGTTATAATACTCATCTGTCTCTAATACACGGCGTTCAAATTGTTCTCTAGCCTCAAGATAACTCATTAAGCCTCTGCTGTTGCAAATATAAAGTATTTCTCTTGTGAAGTTTTCTGGGCCTAGTTCTGCTACGTCTGCCTGTAAATGATCAGAAGATCCCCAATAGTCTCTCCAATCACTTTCAACTTTGCTTCTTCTTTTGTTTTTCTTGCCTTTGAGTGGTGGCTTTGTTTTTTTGAATTTTGCTAGTTTTTTGCCTACGTACTTGCGATTGTTGGTAGTGTTTGTTATCAGGTATACAAATCCTTCACAGTCTTCCGGAAGTTCTTGTACTATTTTGCCCTGATAAGTCCACTCCATGCAGATACTTACCTGCGTCTAATCGTCAGTGTCTTGATTCTGGTTTTGTGCCTTTTTTTCTCGTTTTTCTGCTTTAAGTGCCTTGCGTTTAGCCTGTATTTCGTTGCGCCTTGTAGTAGCCAAATTTCTTATATCACTAAGGATGACTCGTGCCTTGCGGCCGGTTTCGTCGAAGCCTTTGGCTTCAAAACGTTCTTGAGCGTTATAGTAATCCATCATTGCTTGAACAAGCAACTCATGGGTAGTTTTAGGCACTGTTTACCTCCGTATCATTGCTGTACGAAGTGAACCCGTTATCCTTAATTACCTTCAATATGTTATTCACCCTGGAAGATAGTTCATCTTTGTGCGAAATTAGATAGATGTTTTTGTGACGTTCACGTGACATCTTTTTCAGTATTCCTAATGCACTTTCTACACCAGCGGCATCTAGTCCGTTATCTACAAGTTCATCAATAAACAGCAAATTAATACTTTGATATAGGCTTTCCCAAACGTCACGGAATGCCCAACTCATAGATAAAATGAGTCTATTTCGTTCACCTCTACTGAGGTTATCAAAGTCTAAGTCACGTCCTAGTTCTGTAATTTCTACTGTTAAATCATTCTGAAATATAACTTGATGTGGTAAACCTGTACGATCTAAATAGAACTGTAAGCGTTTGTTTAGGAACGCTAGGTTTTGATCAATAATACGTTTGCGGATAAAACTGTCTTTGCTTGTAAGCAGTTTATACAAGAAATCCATATGCTCTTTCATTTCTGTAAGTGCATTAATGTTATCCCAATTAATTTCTTGCAGTGCTTGATCTCTCAGTTCATCCATTTGTTCTGTATACGGATTAGTTTCTGATTCTTTTTCTGCTTTGCGTTCTTCAAGACTTGCTAGATTGTTTTTGTGATTGTATGCTTCTTCACTGCTATCATAAAATGTATTAGGACAGCCATTAATATCACCAATGGCATCTAGTTTGTCTTGTACTTCTTTTAGTTGTAGTGTAATACCGTCAATATAAGTTTGACTTTCTGTTACATCATTTTGTTTTTCAGCAAGAATTTTTTCATGTGCTTCGTCATGTAAATCTTGTCCACATGTAAAACATTTTTTACTTGCAATGTCTTGTAATTCTTTTTCATACTTAGAATGTGTGCGTTCAGCACGTAGTAGACTGCTTTCTAAACTTGCTTTTTCTTTGTTTAGATTGCTTTGCTCACTATCTTGCTTTTGCCATTCTTTTTTGTCTTTGTGTGCTTGAATTTCTGCTTCAATATCAACAGTAATCAATTGACTAATTGCTTTAGTAGTCTTAGCAATTTCTTCTGCTTGGTTAGCGTCCCATGCTTTTGATTTAATTTCCAAGTTGTCAATTGACTCTTGTACTTTTTTGTTAGCAGTTTCAATACCTTTGATTGTTGCTTCTTCTTCACTAATAGCATCACGTACTTTTTTCTGTTCTTCTTTTAGACGTTCTGCTTTTTCACTTAAGATGGTGATGCCCAATAACTGCTCAATAATCTCTCGTTGATCATTGGCTTTGAGGGAAAGGAAAGGCTCTGTGTAGGTATTGAGCGCCACCAAATGCTTGAACATGGTGTGACTCATGTTCAGTAACCTGTTAATATCTTCCTGTGTTTTGCGACTGTCACCTTGCGACTCGTCAACATCATCTGCTGTTACATCGATATCTTCTCTGTAAAACTTAAGAACGTTTGGTTTACGTCCTCGTTCAATTCTATAATTTTGTCCGTTAGTTTCAAACTCAACTGTAACCAACATGCCTTTGCCGTTGGTTTTGTTAATTAGATTTTCACGTCTAATTTTTGTAAGTGCTTCGCCGTACAATGCATAACTTAATGCATTAATAATTGTTGTTTTACCTGTACCATTACGTGATCCTGCATCATCACCACCTAGATCTAGGTTTTCGCCTAGCACAAGTGTTAGCAAGTTTTTATCAAAATCAACAGCCTGGGTTTGATTGCCCACACTCATAAAGTTTTTAACTGTTAGTGTCTTAATTTTAAACATTACAATCCTCGATAGATATCCAACAACAAGTTAGGCTTGTATGTTTCGCTATCTATTTTTGTTATTTGATCTGTTACAATTTGGTCAACTGATTCAAAATCAATTTCACCAGGTTCAAGTTTGTTCATTTCATCATCAGCACTAGTGTCTGGTAGTAGAGCAATTTCTCTAATGTCATACTGTGCTGTAAAGTTTTCTTTGATAAAGTTTGCTTCTTCGTAACTAATATCAATATCTAGTGTTACTCGCAAATACAAGTTTTTAGGTGCAAGTATTTCTTCTGTTTTATCAAGCAATCTGCTTAATGGAATAGTTCTATATTTTGGACAATCTGGCCAATCGATGAACTCGGGCTCACCTCCCCATTCTAACACCATCATACCACGCTCATCATCCCAAGCATCGGCGTAATTGTGTGGAAAGGCATTGCCGATGTAGTAGATGTTTTTGCGTTGTTGACGTTTGTGGAAGTGGCCCGTGAACACCAATTCTTGGTTAGCAAAATCGTCTGCTTTGATTTCTCCTGTGTCAGGCATTTCAACCATAGCATTCATTTTGAAGTTAGGAAGTTCAAAGTGTCCAAACATATATTTGCATTTTAGTTTAGCAACTTCTTTCCATTCTTCTCCAACTAGCCAAGGAACCAAAGCAACATCATCAATTACTTGTGGTTCGGTTACCACAGTAACACCTGGTACGTGTTTACCAAATACTACACTGTGGATATCTCTTTTGTCTTTATAGTAAAGATCGTGATTGCCTGGAAAAAAGTAAAACTTATCAAATGCTTTACCTAGTTTTTCCAGTGAACGCAAACTAGCATCCATTGTGGTTAAATTTAACGCACTTCTATTGTGATGCCAATCGCCTGTGAATATTCCTACATCACAGCCGTTTGCTTTTGCTTGTTCTATATACCAATCAACAAATCTTTCACAGTCATCGTTGTGAATTTTACTGTTTGATTTAAGTCCAAAGTGAATATCTGTAAACACTGCGGCCTTTTTGAATAATTGTGCCATGCCTTTCCTTATACTAATCTAATACATTATACGAGAAAACTATACGGTTTGTCAACCTTAATAGTCTGCTTTTGGACGTCTAATACTTTTATAAAACTCCGCAAGTTTTTCTTTGTCCTCTTTAAACACATTTTCATTCTGTCTAGTAAAGGAAGGATTAAGATTGTTTTCCTGCAAGATGTCGTCTCTAATGTTTTGATTTTTCTTTTCTATGTTTAATACTCTTGTAAAACTGTTTGTAACTGCGGCAGTATAATATGCAAACGGATTTTCACTTTTGCTTTCGTCAAACTGTAAACCAATTTGTGAAAGTTGTAGCACAGCCTGTGCTCTCATCTCATCATTGTATGTGTAACCACGCCAGTTTGAACGTGTTCCGTATCTGTCAGCAAGTTTTAGGAACATTCTTCCTAGTTCTTCTGTAATACGTCCGTGTGTTTTATTAAAACTGCCATTTTGCATACCGCCTTGCCAGTGACTTTTACCAACACAAATCAAGTTGTCGTTTTCATCGTACTTCCAATGCTGAAACGGTGGAAAGTTTACTTTAGTGTGTTCATCTGCTATAGTTTTAGTTTTACGTTTTCTTGTTGAATCTTTGGGAATATGATCAAATGTCATAATTCTAAAAACTAAATCTGTTTTTTCAATTTTACGCCAATCTGGTGTTACATCTGCTAATTTGGTCTTTTTATCACCGGCTTCTCGTGCATCTTCATAGGCTTGCTTGCCAATCCTTGATGCTCTATTTCTTTTTGCTTCTGCTACTGTTAATCTGTTTACTTTTTCTAAACTTGGTAAAATAATGTCAAACTGTGCGTATTCGTCGTCTGTAAACGAACTAAAACTGACTTTTGACTTGTGAATCTGCTTTAGCAAGTCTCTATTGTTAAGATACTTTACTCTTCTCATGATTTTCTCCATTTATAAATAGTATTATAAACTACGTAGTTAATTTTTGCAATAAATATTTGTACCAAAAGGAACCAAAACGATATGTCATATGAAAACGAAAGAGGCCGTAGTCCTACAGTAAGCGAATTTACAAACCCGCAACGTGGCGGCAGTAATGCACGTAACGAAGCAGAAAGCGGACAATTCATTACAGATGGATTTGATGCAGGTAAATTTGGTACAAGCATTGTAGAAGGCGCAAAAGACCTAGGACGTGGTATAACGAGTAGTTTTGTTGAACAATCTGGGTTAGCACCTGGATTGCAAAGATTATCTAGTTTAGGTGTTCTTCCTGGCGCTGAATTCATAGGCAACTTACTTGGTATCAATAGTGCAGGTGCATGGCAAGACTCTAGAGTAAGAATTAAAATACCTCAATACTATCTACAAGGTCCTGCTGAATGGTTAAGACAGTCTGGTGACGGAGGAGTTGTGTTTCCTTATACACCACAAATTGTTATGACTCATAGAGCAACTTATAATTCAATACAACCTACACATAGTAATTATGCCTTCCATGCTTATCAAAACAGCAATCTTGAAAGTATATCAATTGTTGCAACTTTTTCTGCACAAAATGAAGGTGATGGAAGATATGTTTTGGGTGCTATGCATGCCTTGAGAGCATGTACAAAAATGCATTTTGGTGAATCAAGTTTTCAAGGTGCTCCGCCACCTGTTTTAAGATTAAGCGGATACGGTGATTACATGTTTAACGACATGCCAATTGTGATTTCACAATTCTTTTATACACTTAACGAAGATGTTGACTATATTGAAGTTGACGACCCTAGCGGTGGTAGAACAAGTGTTCCTACTAGATCAGAATTTACAATAGAATGTTTACCAGCATTCAGCAGAAGAGACCAAGCATCGTTTTCTATGGATACTTTTGTTTCTGGAGAGTTAAGAGGTAAAGGATTTATCTAATGGCAAAATATTCTAAAAGAAGCATATACGGATCAACTAACCAATCAAATAATATTTTAGGTATTTTAGATTATAGACGTATCCCACAAAACGACAGTGATACACAGGTTGTTCTTCAAGCACAATATAATTATAGACCAGATTTATTAGCAAGTGACTTATATGGTGATCCTGAACTATGGTGGGTTTTTAAGGCTAGAAATCCTAACATAATTGATGATCCTATTTTTGATTTTGTTGCAGGTATAGAAATTAAATTACCTCCTTTGAGTTTATTACGCAGTGTAATAGGAGATTAATATATGTCTCTTGGAAAAATATCTCAATTCAAAAATGCAAAATTAATTTCAAACTATAAAAATGATTTGGGATTAAGTTCAGCAGATATGGATTTAGATATGATGGGTCCACCATCAAAAGATGATGTAATTAGAAGAGGCTATTTAGGACAACTAGGTGAAGGCGATCTATTAACAAACACATCAAAGGATTTTTTTAATGGAAAACCATACAACCGTTTACATGACTACAATTCGTACAACGCTATTTTTACATTATTAAGTTTAAGTCCTTTTCAAAAATCAAACCCTAGCACCTATCAAGGTAAAATTCACGCAGACGGTAACGGACAATGGGGTAAAGAAAGCACAGATTTTTATACTATATTAAGAAGTGGTGGTTACAATAGAAATACTGGATCTAGTTCGTTTTACTATCAAAATATTACCAGCCAAGAAGGGCAAGATTATATTAAAGAAAGAAATGTTGACACAGGTGATTTTGCGGCATCGGTAGGTGAGCAAACAATGATAGACGGTAGATTTAACGAAGGATCTGGTGCTTTGAAACAAGGTTCAAACAAAAAGAAAGATCTTTTTATTGAAGATGTAAAATTTACAAATGTTACTAGAGTGGGCAATTATGTAGGCACTAATTTAACACAAGGTTCGTTTCAAGTCGTTGAGCCTCACGGTGTGGGAGGTTTTTATGAAGAATTATACTTTGCAAGTGAATTTGCAGGACACAAAAATTATACAAGTGCAAGTTATCTTTTAGTTTGCAGTTTCATTGGTAGAAAGGCTGGAGATTCTCCTCCAGT